GCGTAAGTGGTGGAGCCAATTTTGAAAACGATGTTCTGTGCGACAATGCGAGTCGATGCAGCCATTATTAGTCCTTAGAGTGTGATGCTCAGTTTGCGTCAATGGATGGCTCCGCACCAGTGCGAGTCGCTAAAGACCCGATGACCGCCGTTTACAGTTTGCTCTTACCCTTTGTAAAATTAGGAGTTTAGAGTGACTGTGAATGAGATCACGGCAAGCAAAATTGAGTTCTCTCTAGTTCTTGATGAGGCTGGCATCAAAGTCAGTGAGTTCATTCCAGAACGATTCGTGCCGCCTATTGTAATCATTGCAGCAGGTGGCACATATCTAACCTCTGCCAGTGTTGGCAACGAGTATATTCTCGGACTTGAACTCAACGCAGTGGCAGCAACCGCAGTAAACAAACAAGCAACTGAAAAACTTGACGAGTTGATTCAAGACGTTATCAACGCTTTGCCATCATATTGCAAGTTAGTTTCAGTAGCACAACCTTTCTCACTTCAAGCAAATAACGCGGAGTATTTAGCAGCAACTATTTCTGTTGAACTTCGCATCACACTCTAAGGACTAATAATGGCTGCATCGACTCGCATTGTCGCACAGAACATCGTTTTCAAAATTGGCTCCACCACTTACGCTCCAGACATCAATCAGGTTGAGATTACCCTCGGTGACGCACCGGGCGGAATCCGCACAATGACTGAGGTCAGACCAAATGGAGAGTTCTCACTCAAGGTCTCAGGTATCGTCTCAGGAGACGCTGACTCACTTTATCAGTTCCTCTGGTTGAACTTCGGAACCGAAGCAACTTTCACGATTGCACCCGGCGGCAACGCAGTGCCTTCAGCCGATCTTCCTCACTACACCGGAACAGTTGTAATCAACGAGTTGCCACCTCTAAGCCTTTCGGCTGGAGATGACGCAGCGTTTGAGGTAACTCTTCGTGTGAAGAACACTGGTCTTGACGTTGCTTCTAAACTCTTCTACGGCTTGACTGTAGACGTAACCGCCTAAGATTCAAAACAGGTCGTGACTGGAGATGGCTAATCGCAATCAAAACGCGGTTGCCATCTCTGGTCATACCGAACTTCTGAAACTCCTCAAAGAGGTTGGCACTCCAGACGAGGCAATCAAAGAGGCTAATCTTGAGATCGGAAGAATCGTAGTCCAAGAGGCTAAATCTACGGCACAATTCAAATACACTTCCAGTTCATATCGTTACAAGTCAAAAGGTCAGTTACTCAAAACTGTTCGCGCTTCTGGCGCTGGTGGCAGGGCTACGATTATGGCTGGTAAAAAATCTGTGCCTTATGCCGGACCGATTCACTGGGGATGGTTCTACGATAAGAACTGGTTTATTCAAAAGAACATTGAGCCTAACCCTTTCCTTGCTAATGCGCTAGGCTATAAGCGCGAGGAAATAATTGAGACTTACAAAAAGAACATCGATAAACTAATCGCTAAATGGTATCCAAAGAATTAGGAGAAACAGAATGACACAGGAAGCATTCAACTTTGAAAGCCTCACACTTGATGAGGTTGAGATAATTGAAAACTTGACCGGAGTTGCTATTGAGCAGATCGCCGATGATGGCGCTCCGAAGGGTAAGAACTTGAAGTCTCTTATCTTTGTAATGATGCGCCGAACCAATCCAGCATTCACCATTGAAGACGCCGGAAAATACACCTTGAGTCAGGCAACTGCGCTCTTCGGTGATGACCCAAAAGAGTAGAGATGAAACAGGCACAGGCTCGCCGAATGGCGCAGTTCTGTGTTGCGCTCAGGATCAGTCCTAGCGAGTATAAGAAACTCACTCTTCTGGAATATCAAGAACTCGTCTCTGAGTTTTCTCGCAAACCCGGAGACCCTTTAGAAGGACTTTTCTAGGATGGCTAAATCCGCAATCATCAAAGTCGTTGCACTCGCTGACGTTGCTCGCCTAACTTCAGGAATGAAAAAAGGTAGCGAGTCAGTCAAGGGTTTCCAGCAGTCAGCAAACTCCTCTATGAAAAAGTTTGCCGTTGGCGCTAGTGTCGCTATTGGCGCAGTTGGTCTTGTCGCAGCAGCCTTGACCAAGTTGACGAAGACTGCAATCGATGACGCTAAATCTCAAGCAACTTTAGCAAAGTCAATGCAGAACACAGTTGGAGCAACTGCTGGTCAGATCGCTGCTTCTGAAAAGTTTATCAAGACTCTCCAGACTAAGACTTCCATTGTTGATGACCAGTTGAGACCAGCGTATGCAACGCTCGTCAGATCAACTAAGGATGTCACTCAGGCTCAGAGCCTTCTGACCCTTGCAGCAGACATAAGTGCAGGAACTGGCAAAGACCTTGGAATGGTCACACAGGCGCTTGCAAAGGCGTATAACGGACAATACACAAGCCTGAACAAACTTATTCCCGGCATCAACAAAGCAAAAGACCCGATGGCTCAACTGCAAAAGCAGTTCTCGGGAATGGCAGAAGCGGCAGCAAACACTGACCCTCTAGCCAAGATGAAAATTATTTTTGATGAGTTGGCAGAGACTCTCGGAGCAACACTCATTCCAGTCTTCAACACTCTTGTCAGTGCCATTACTCCAATGGTTGAAACTCTGACTCCGATCATCACTGGTCTGTTTGAAAAAATTGCTCCTGTTCTAACCAAAATTATTGAGCCTCTAGCCGGGTTCCTTGAGAAACTTATGAAAGACCTAGCGCCTCTCATAGATATTGTTCTTGACTTGGTGAATGTCCTAATGGATTTGCTCGCTCCTATTCTTGACGTTGTTGGAATGATTCTGAGCGAAGTTGCTTTTGCGCTAGTTTCTTTGATTGAACCTTTCGTGCCACTCATCAAAGACATCGTGCCAATCTTTGTCTCTCTTCTAAAGTTGATGCTTGTCAGCCTGAAGCCAATGATGAAAATCATCACTTTGCTTGCCGGGCTGATTGGTAAATCTCTAACGAGATCGTTTGAAAATCTGTCTCCGATTCTTGACATTATCAACACTGCACTAGAAAATATGACCGGGTTCTTGGACAAGGTTATTGCTGGAGCCTCTGATGCGATTGACAAACTATCTAACTTCCTGAACCTAAGAACCCGAAAGACTGCTCCCGGCGGTTTGACTGGTGAGCAGCAAAACGCACGAGCCGCAGACGTTGCCGCGCTCTATGGTTATGGAGAGTTTGCGAAACCTAAGCCTGAAGGCGGAGGCGGCGGCGGCGCAAGTGGAGTGGCTGACGCAGCAAAGGAAGCGCTTACTGCAGCAATCGCAACTCTCAAAGAAAAGTTCAACGAAGCAAGACAACTAATTGCTGACACAGTTGCAAAGTTCCGCGATTCAGTGGACACTGCTTTTGGCTTAGTTCAGCGAGGTTCTGGAATGATATTCCGGGCAGATCGCTATATTCGTGAACTAAAAAGAATGAAGAACGCAACCGCAGACTTCAACGCTAACCTTCTAAAGTTGCGATCAATGGGCGGCAAGGCTGCTAACCCTCTACTTGAGCAGATTCTTTCTAAGTCTCCTGAAGAGGCTGCCGCAATTATGCGCTCTTTCACTGCCTCTCCCGAACTCTTCGCTGAGGCTATCAAAACCACTGGCGAACTTGCTGCCACTGGTGGAATGGTTGGAACACAGGTCAGCGCAATGAATGGCAACCAGACGCAAGCAGAGATGCTCAAAGAGATGCGGTTGCTACGCTCTGACTTGGCTAAGGGTAAAAACACTTACAACATCAAGGCAACAATGAGTGCGGCTGAGATCGTCAACCAGATTCGCGCTTGGGAAAAGTCAACTGGCAAGAAAGTTCTTGCTGGCTAATGTTCAACCTCAATTCTGATTTCGCAGTCTTTATAGGCACAAGTCCTAATGACATCTTTAGATTGAATGTGTCTTTGCTTGATGGCTCAGATGTTCTCGCGAATGACGTTTTACCTCTCATTGAGTATGTTGACTTTGCTCATCTTTGCACTGAAGTTCAGTTTGAAAATGGTGTCAGCGCGGTTGGAACTTCGATTGACTTAGGCTCCAAGACTGGCACAATCGTTTTGGCTGCTCAGGGAGTTGATCCTCTTGATGGTTACTTTGTAAAGGTAAACAGTCCGGTTCAATTGACCCTGAAAAATTATCCTGTTGGAGGAATGGACTATCCTTGGGCGGCAGGTTTTATCAAAAGCATTGAGCGTGATACTGACGCGACTGGATTGACTAGAGTTGTAATTCGATTCGGTGATCAAGTTGAGCAACTTATGAACTTGAATGCCACTATCTCGGTTGCCACTGACCAGAGTTTCGATGAGCGCTGGTGGTCAATTTACGATGACGCAGTAAACGGAACCAATATTCCTTTAGTAGTGACCGGAGTTTCAAGCGGTTTCACATTCCCCGGAATTGACATCTTTGAGGTTCCGCTTGCTGAGACGATCAATGAAACAATGCAGGGAGAACTGGGCTGGTTAGTTACTGGAAACAATGACGGAATCTATCCAATGTCTCACACGCACTTGCAAAACTTGCTTGTGTCAACGCCTTTCGCGGAGTTCCATCAAGACGTTACAGACCACCACATACCGCCGACCTATATCAATCTAGCCTCCAGTAGTGACTCAATTATCTCAACTATCAATGCTAGTTTGACTTGGGATCCGCTAACCACTTTCTCACTGACGGACACTGACAACGCTGACCTTTACGGCGATTCAGTTCTTGACATCTCAGTAAACTTGGCAGATGAGGGCAACTTGAGTAACTTTGCTTATTATGCTTTGAGTCTCACTGGGCAGCAGAAAATCAAATCATTGTCAGTTGATGCTTTTGACCACAGAAACTCAAAACTTCACCCGGTCTATCAGATGCAACCAGCAGACTGCGTTTTGGTAAATGTTCAAGCCAATGGAATAAACGTAAACGAGAATTATCTCATCAGTAAAATCATTCATTCAATAACGCCGGATACTTGGCAAACCGATCTAGAACTATGGAGAAACTAAATGGCTGGAGCAGGATTCAAGGACTTCACTGCAGGTAACATTCTGCGAGCATCAGAAGTCGACACTTATCTAATGCATCAAGCAGTTATGCGCTTCACAACTACAAGCGCTGCAGACACTGCTCTTGGAGCAAACAAGGCAGAGGGAATGGTTATCTATGCAACCTCTACCGATTTTCTTTACGCCTATAACGGCGCGGCTTGGATTCCTTTTGGCAGCGCTTTAGGTTCCGGTAATGGCTATATGGGAGCGTGGATTGGCTACACTCCAACACTGACCGGAATCACTATCGGCAATGGAACGACCTCATTCACTTACGTTCAGCAGGGAAAGACAGTTCACGTGCGCGGGCGCTTTACTTTTGGCTCAACCTCAGCAGTCACAGGAGCAGCAAGCATATCTCTCCCAGTAACTGCGACCAGCGCTAACTTCGTTGCTAACCTTACCGCGCGCGCAGCAGGACTTGACTACGCAATGCTACCAATCGCCACTACTACAACGATTGGAGTCAACGCTCTCGGATCGGCTGGCGCTTACGCTAACCGAGTCACGCTTTCCAACCTGATCCCCGGCACTTGGACAACCGGAGACTTCATCACCTTTAGCGCAACCTATGAGGCGGCATAATGATTACTGTATTCACTTGCAAAGTTGAAAACTGCACTAACCTAGACCTTGCTTACAGAGTAGAAGATGCACCTGAAGTTGTGATCTGTGGCGGTTGCGGCATAACACTTGAAGGAAACAAGGCAGATGAGTGAACCTAGGCAGCCAACCAATGCGGCAATGCTCACACAGATTCTTCAGGACTTAGCCGTAATCAAAGCAGAAACAAAACGAATTACAGATCACGAAACGCGCATCAGAGCGCTTGAAAAGTTTGTCTGGTCAGCATCACTGGCTTCAGCAGTGCTAACCGGGCTAATCATTACCCTCGTAAACAAAACACTAGGAGCATAAAATGGGACTCGTAAACTCACCATCATTCAACTCATCAGAAGAATCACAAGCACCGAAGCCGAAGAAAAGCAAAAAGGCTGAACCAGTAACTGAGTCAGTGCCTGAAGAGTGCTGCACACTTGGTTGCGATGACTGCATCTTTGCTGAAGAGCCAGTCATTGAGTAAGCAATTAGACGCAATCCTTGAAGCAAGGAAGCACCTTGGCTATGTCGAAGGCGCTAAGAAAAACAATATCTTTGGCAAATGGTATGGAGCAAACTTCTCGCCTTGGTGTGCCGCTTTCGTATCTTATGTCCTAAACCATTCAGGCAACGGACATCTCATTGCTGGAGCGCAAACCAAAAAAGGATTCAACTCCTGTGGAAAAGGCATTGCTCACTTCAAAAAGGGCAAGGCTTGGCTACCAGTAGCGGAAGCAAAACCCGGAGACTTAGCCTTTTTTGATTGGGATAAAGACGGATCGCAAGATCACGTCGGACTTGTCACCAAGGTTGATGTCGAAAAAAAGCGTATTCGTTGCATTGAAGGCAACACCTCAGACGCAAGCCACTCTAACGGCGGAGTTGTAAAAGAGCAATGGCGCAGTTTCGGAGTCATTATGGGAGTCGGAAGACCGGACTATTCAAAGGAAGCAAAATGAAAACAAAACTAACCGCGATCATCAAACTTGTTGGCTGGTTCCTCTGGTTTGCAGTCGGACTATTTTTCATAGTCGCAGCCGCAGGTCTTGGCGCTGGAGCAATGGTTCCCGGCTCTTCAGCCTTTATCGGAATTGCAACAATGTTCTTCGGAGCAATGCTTTTAGTGTTGAGCGAAGTCGGCAAGACAATGATTGGCAAGATGCGAATCGCCTTGGAAGACTTGCAGAGAGCCTTCAAAAAGGCAGCCGATTCAATAGAGGATGAGAAGCAGTAGACTATTCTTAGAGCAGGGTCTTCCTCATTCTTCCTGCTCCGCGTTACCTCCGATGCTTATAGTGTCGGAGGTTTCGTGTATTCTGTTCAGTATGAATGAGATAGAAAAACGCATTGCGTCACTTGGTTCTGCAACACTAATCGGACACTTTGAAAATGGGTCTCCTGAATGGCTGGAGGCTCGCTCCGGTATTGGCGGCTCAGATATCGGCACGATCTGTGGAATCAATCCCTACAAGACCCGAGAAGAACTCATTGCAGACCGCCTGAGCGCCTCTCCGACTGTTTTAGTTCCTAACCTACCGATGAGACTTGGCACTGCTCTTGAGCCTTCTATTCGCCGCCTGTGGCTTGAAGACAATGCAGCGTTTCTTGACGTTGTAGAAACTGGCACTTGGCAATCAACCGAACATCCTTACTGGAAAGCAAATCCAGACGGAATAATCGTCTATAAAGATGGCAGACTTGGCATTTTAGAAATCAAGTTTTCTCAGGCTCCGAACCTTTCAGACTCGTGGCTCTATCAAGTGAATTGGTATCTAATGCTATTAGGCTTAGAGAGTGCCATCCTTGTTCAGTTGCGAGGCAACAAGTTCGCAGAGTATGAGATCAAGGCAGATACAGAGTTGCAAAACAAAATGAGACAAGCCGCGAGGCTCTTTGAGGAAGAGGTAAACAATGGCATTCAATCTAAGTGACTATCAGACAGTTCAAGAACGTGTCGAAATCTTTAGGGAACTTTACCCTGATGGGCGCATCATCAACGAACTTATTACGCTAGACGAGAAGAACGTTGTCGTAAAGTGTTCAATCTATCTGGACAGTGATGCACTGCACCCGGTGGCTATCGACTACGCGCAGGAGACAATCGGCTCCAGCAACATCAACAAGACCAGTTTTTTGGAGAACTGCACCACCTCCGCGACTGGGCGCGCGATCAGTTTGCTTGCCGGGTCAATGAGTCCAAAGGGCAAGAGACCATCAAGAACAGAGATGGAAAAGGTCAAACGAGCGGAAGCAGCACCAGTGGACTTCGTTGCTCAGGCTGCCGAAATCAAAGACATTGAGGCTCTGCGTAAACTTTATGCACAGGCAGTTCAAGCCAAGTCTGACAAGCCGACACTAGACTTTATTTTGCAAAGGTCTGAAGACCTGCAGAACAAGTAGAAGAGGCTCAGAATGGGATTCAAGGCAGTGTCAGCAGTAATGCATCACAGTCAGTCCAAAGGTAACGCGCGCCTTGTCGCGCTTGCAATCGCGCACTATCACGATGACCGGGGAGAGAACGGCGCATATCCTAAGCAGGACACGATCGCGAAACTTGCGAACGTGTCTAAACGCACAGTCCAGAGAGCAATCACTGAACTTGTCGAACTTGGGGAAATGGAAGTGCTAGTGCATCGCGGCACAGGTGGAAGTTATGACAGACAAACTAATCGCTATTTCATCGTTTTGGAGTGCTCTGTAACCTGTGACCGATCTCTGAACCACAGAGAACAAGGTGACAAATCTGACGAACCAACACGACAATTCGGACAGACCAAGGTGCCAAATTGGACAGACCAAGGTGACACTAGTGACGTCTTAACATATAGGAACAGTAAGAACATACTTAAAGCAGTTATCTAGATAACAGGGAAACTCCCTAAACTGCTGAAATAGGAAAGAGGAAAAGAAATGGCAACAGTTACATTCACTGGAGTTGTAAAGACCACCAGCAGCAAAACCGGGTTCACGATCTGGGAAGAGTTTTTCTATGACTTCAAAGGTGAGCAGCGTGAAGGAAAGAGGCGCTGGACTGTCTGGATGAATCAGGAGCATACACTCTTAGACGGAGACCGCGTAGACGTCACCGGGCAACTCTCAACCAAGTCAGTTGAGTGGCAAACACCAGAAGGCGAAACCAAGAACCTAGTCGATCACATCCTGAACAATCCAAAGGTTAGCCTCATTGACTCCATTCTCCCTAAAGAGAAAATCATTGACGAGGATGACCTCCGCAAATATGGAGCGCCTTTCTGATGGCTCAAACTTTCTTAGGTATCGCTATGACGCTGGTGATCGTTTCAGCGACGTGTCTAGTGTTTCTGGGAATCGTTGACCTAGTTCACGAAGCAATCCAGAACCGCCGGGAAGACAAGTAGTGTTCACGTTCAAAGTCAGTGGGCAACCGATTCCACAAGGATCAAAGACGGCAACAGTTATCAACGGCAGGGCAGTGATGTTTGATTCAAACAAAAAACTGAAGGCTTGGAGACAACTTGTTGCTGACACAGTGCATCAAACAATGCTTGACACTGGGTTCGCTGGCTTTGAGCGTGAACTTCCTTTGATAGTTCACCTCTGGTTCGATCTAGAGAAACCAAAGACTGTGAAGAGGAAGCATCCTTCAGTCAAACCGGACATCGACAAACTAATCAGATCCATTCTGGACTCCGCAACCACTGCAGGACTCTGGAAGGGAGATGAGCAAGTCATCAGAGTTGTGGCTACAAAGGCTTATTCGGACACTCCGGGAGTCTCCGCAAGCGTTCATAACGTTTTTATAACGGAACACGACACGGACTGAAAATAGTTGCGAAACACACCGCTAATCTGTGTTAGAGTTTCTACATAGCCAAACGGCTAGATCAATAAAGAGTGAGGACTCAAAAATGGCAACAGAACTATTCAACATCAAAAAGACTTTCGCTTCACGCAACACCGCAGAGAGAAATCTAAACCTCTACTACAAAGGCGAAATCCGCAATCGTCTTGACTGCCGCGTCATTGAGATAGACGGCGCATTCTCTATCGGTCACATTATCCCGGCTGATCAGATTCACCTAGTTGGCAAAAACGAGATCGTTGTCGAGGTGTCAGCATAATGGCAGCCGTAAAAGATTTCCTATACGCAGCAGCAGAACAAGCATTCAAAACAGAATCAGCACCAGTCGGAACCAAAAGAGATCAAGCAATCCGCAACTGGTATGACTTCATCACAACCACAGAAGAGCAATACGGAGTCTTCGCAGTTCAAATGGCACTAGACATTTACGATGAGATCGCAGACCGCTCCGGCGAGAACTGGGAACTCTTCTCAAACGGGCTAACTTGGGAAGAACTAGAAGGCATCTACAACAGGAGCGAAAAATGAAAACACTCGCAAGCCTAATCTTCTGCTCATCAGCAATAGTCTTCTGGTTTTACGGAATCAGCATCTTCAACCAAACACACCCGGGATGGGCTGGAGCACTAGGCACACTGACCATCGTTGCTGGAGCCGTAGCAGCAAGCAAACGCAATGACTAACGAGGAATTAGTCGCACTAGCCATCATCAAAGCAATGAGGAATGACGCAACCGGGCTAGTTCTTGCAGTCAACAAACTTAGGCAAGCCAATCTAGATGACTACGAGATAAACGATCTATTTCAAGAGATCGGCAGAATGATATTCAGCGAACCAGAACCACATCAGGAAGAGGAAGACAACAATGAGTAAACCAGCACCAGCAGTTCACGATGAAATAAGCGCTTTTGCAACAGAAATAGCAACCTATGCTAAACAGATCGGGCGCTTAGAAACACTAATCGAACTGCAAGACCTATTCGCAACGCAAGCCGCAACAACAAAATCAGTGATTGAAAAGCGCGCACTAGAGCGCGTCATCAAAACCTTGGAAGGAATGAACTAATGGGATTACTAGACGGACTGGAACCACGATTCTATTCAGCAACTTGCAAAGTCGGAGCGATCAGCGCCGGACTAAATGCTGACGATGCCAAAACACTTCAAGACGCACTAGAGAACCGCGACAAGTGGACTTCACACTCGCTCGCAATAGCGCTCGCCGAAAAGGGAATCAACATCGCTCGCGAAACACTCTCTGTCCACCGCAACAAGACTTGCCGTTGCTACCGACAGGAACGATAATGGCAGCCAGAGCAGAACACAGAAACTCAGGACTTAGAGGCATAGCAAGAAACAAGTCTGAAAAGATTGCTTACACTAAAAAACTATTGGAGCAACAACTAGCCAAAAGAAAAGACGTGACCAAATGAATCTGCTAGAAGACCTAACACCACCAGAAGAAGAACCAGCAGACGTCAAACTCCTCCGGGCAGCACTACGCAGACTCCAAACACAACTACTCCAAGCCAAAGACCGCACCGAACATCTCACCGAGATCACTCAACAAGCAGCCTTTGACGCAATGATCGCACTCGGAGGAGTCAGACCAGTAACACCACCAGTCAAAGACAAACGCAAAGGCAGCGCAGAAGTCGCACTCTGGGTAATGGGAGACTGGCAAGGCGGCAAACGCACACCATCATACGATTCAGAAGTGATGCGCTCACGAGTTATGCAATTCGTAAACAAGGCAATAGCGATCACTAACATTCAGCGCAGCCATCACCCGGTCAGAGACGTAACAATCGCATTCACAGGCGATATGGTG